CGTGGTGTCTAAGAGGGTGTATGAGTGTGGTGCATCTGTCGTGCTGTGTTAGCCCGAAGGGCGACACTCTTTTCAGCGAAGACAACCACGAAAAAGGCCGCTCTTGCGAGCGACCTTGTGATAGTCTACGAAGGAGACTTACTTCTTGCCCTTCTGGCCTGTTACATCTTCCTCGTTGGGAAGACTCTGATCTAAAACCTTATCCTCCGATGCAATCGGAGACTTACCGACCGGCTTCTTCGGATCACCGATCTTCTCGATGGACTGCTCGTCAGCCACCGCGTTGGAACCGAAGTCCTTCATCTGCTTGGAGACATCGACAGGATTGATGCTCACGCGCAGACGGTGGGACACGAACTCCTTACCGCTTTTGAGAGTCATTTTGAATGACTGCTTATCCAGAACATCAGCGTTCAAGAAGTGGAGGGAGTCAGAGCCACAACAAGGGCAATTCACAAGGACTTTGCCACCGTATTGCTGGTTCATCCAAGGCGTACCATCGTCATTAGTCTGCTTCCACTCATCTGGCTTAAAGACGGCATTACCCTCTCCTGATTTGAGAGCATATCGTCCACCGTTGATCTGGCCCGTAACAAACGCAAAGGTCATAAGCCTTGTTTGCGTTTCCGCATCTAGCATTTTTGTAGTTATGATCATTTTAATAATGATGCTGCGCTGCGACCATCGCAGCGGCAACACCCCGTGTTGCTCGCCGCTGCCGCATGGTCGCGAGAAGCAGAGTGATAGTGACCTGATCATCTACCTTGCTAGATGAGAGAAACGCATTACAAAGGCTATGCCTTGCGTTTTGAGGGAGCCAGATGAGGTGACGAAGATGCGAGACGCAAATCAGGTAGGGAAGAATGCCAAGCGACAGCCAGCATGAGTGGATAGAAGCAGACGAATGATGTTGATGGAAGCCGCAGGATGAACATGACAGCAAGAGGGCAGCAAAGAGGAACTTGTGATGCAGTCCTTGGTGGACTGAACTCCTGAAGCTCGATGAACGCATGTTGTGGATGCAAAGCATCATCAAGATGACGAAAGCGAGTAAGGAGTGTGTCCCACCGTGAGCATGAGCGGATCAATCCGAAGATGTAATCGAGCGGTTGAAGGCGGTTCCGAGCGGTTGCAGAGCATCCGTCGGGAATGGCGTAGCCACGAAGAGGCCGTAGTCGGGAAGAAGATAAGGTGTGATCATGGAGTCTTCCAGAGGAAGGTGACAGGTGAAGGGCTTAGAAGTTTCACAAGGGTCTCGCGAGGGTGGCCTAGTGGTTTTCGTAGCTGTTTACAGATGCGAACAAAAACGAAGACTCATGAAATTCGTATGGATTTCATGAGGAACCCTCGTGATACCGTGGGACACGGGCCTCACGGGGGGACTCCTCGTTGACTTGAAACGAGGTACTTACTCGCATTTTTGTACCTAAAACAACCACATAGGCTCCCCTAGGAACGCGGGGACATCCATGTGTCAGCAACTTCCTCTTTACCCCATAGGGCATTATAAGACTCATTAAATGATTCTAAAGCCTTATCAACCTGCTCATCCCGGTATTCAGCCACAGCTTTGTCTGTATGAAGCTCCATGCGTTCCACCCAGTAGGCCACAGCCATCGACAATGCGTCCAAGCGGTCATCGTGGCGAAGGCTGCCCTTGTCAAAAGTAAGTCTTGACATCTGGTAGAACAGTTGATATAATGTATTATCCCCCGTGAGGTTCCTATGGGCTTCTTTGTGTTCATCCTTGTGATATCTATTGATTCCGCTGAGATCATTCTCCACCACACTCTTATTCACTATAAGCTTATGACTATTCATGATGGGTTCTAAGGTATCTATGATGCGTCTTTCCTTTTGGATGGAGTGTCGTATCTCTTCGACAGTCACGGGATACCCTACATCTTCCGAAAGGACAGGCTTTAGTAGCTGACTGAACATCCCATCCCCAAAGTTAGACTCAACGATGATGAAATTGACCTTGTTATCCCTAGCGATCTTGGCTAGGGCTTTCAATGTGGAGGGAGTATAACCGCCTAGAAAGCCTCCAGAGTCCGTAAGGAACAGTTGAGAGTTCAGAATCTTGACCACAGCGTAGGCTGTCTCATCCTTTCCCATCCCGGCGGGGTCAATTGCCATCACAGACCCCCCATATTTCTGGTGATCTGGGGTTACCTCCATAGGACGGTAGAATCTATCCCCAGCGAGGCCGGGACAGGGGCAATCCTTCCATTCCAACTCTGGGGAAGAGGCCCAAGTCAGCTTGGAACTGGCCTTTTCGACATCTAGAGGGTGAATAATGAGGTCAGCACAGCGAAGAGGGTATCTCCCCATGTCTGAGAGGGAGGTATCGAGCATATACTGCAGAGCAAACCCTGATTTCCCATAGCTAGCCTCGCGTTCTCTCAGGTCAATATCATCGAACCGCTGGGGGTCTAGTGGGTCGCCTATATCCCGTTTCTCACACAGGTCAATCACATAGGGGGCTAGGCGATCTCCGTAGGAAGCCCGTGTTTTCTCTGTAGGAATCCTAGCAGGCCACACCTTAATCTCGTACCCCCTCTCTGGCAGCACATTGTAGATCGACATCTCAGTCTGGGGAGTCCCAAGGTACACGATGCGCCCATCTGGCTTCAAAACAGCGTCAAACTCCTTCACCGTCTCTGTGATCTTGTCTCTCATCATCTGAGTGAGGGAGTTATTCAGGGATTCCACATCGTCAGCCACGATGAGATCAGCACGGCTCCCAGTTAGCTGGCCCGTTATCCCAACGGATTTCACAGAGGGAGCGTGTGCTGCTGGCGCAGGGCCAACATCGAAGCTTATCTTCGAGCTTCTCTGATCTTCATGAGGAGCTAGGTGTTTTAAGATTGGCATCTCATTGATAAGCCTAAGAGTGAAGGTCGAGAAATCGTCACTCCGGGTCTTCGATGCGCTCACAACGAGAATGTTGAGTTTAGGGTCTAAAAGAAGCTGGTGGATAACGTAGGCAGATGTTATCCAAGACTTGCCAACTCCCCTAAAGGCTTGGATACAGCAGCGTTTAGGCCCCTGTTGAACATACTCGGCAATGTCGTATTGAGTTGGGGTGGGGTCTGGTAGACCAAGGTGCTTCCATGTTAGGTAAAGGAAGTTCCTAAAGTCGTATAGCTCCTTGGGGACTTGTGTAGCCATTCTGAAGCCTCTAGGGGCCGCTCACGGCCTTTTCAAGTATGAGGGGTCTACTGACCGGCTCCCGAAGATTTAAGCTCGTCAGACGAAGGAAATGGAAGAGCATTGGTTAGGGAGTTGAGGGGGGAGTCAGCCACAGGGGTCGCTGTGATTCCATTGTCCTTGAGCATCTGCCTAGCCACATTCAGGTCTGTAGAGGTCGCTTCCCCGTTCTTGATCCTTGCTGTTAGGTCATCAACGAGAAGGTCAAAGACGGTTCCTAGCCGTTGTTCCTTAGTTTTCGCCATTGTTCTATGCACTTCCCTAGTGTCCACACAATGGTGGCAACCAGAAGGGTTATCTTAAGTAATACCTCTACCTCTGTAAGAGTCACCACGCCCATGACCGTTCCGTTGACTCCAAAGATTTTCAGTAAATCCCCCACACCTCTTCATTATTTTGACTTTGGTGGCTCCACTTCCACTTCCACCGTTTCAATTGGGCTATCTGAAGTTACCGTTGGTTTATCAATCTTCTCAAGAAGCTCGGCTAACCGTTGCGCTGCTTCATTCAGTCCCTTTTGTTGGGCAGCCACCGCTTCTGGCACAAGTCCAGTAGGAAGTGCTGTCATTGCTGCTCTGTATACTACATTCAGATCATTAAGACCTGCCTGTACCTCTTCGGTCGTTATTCTTGTATTCATCTCTTTTTTTGCCTTACGGCTTTAAAAGTGTTTTCTAAATAGTTGGCGCTGTCAATCCTATTCACCCTCAACTGGCTCCTCTACTGGTTCCTCTGCTGGTTCCTCAACTGGTTCCTCAACGGGCTCCTCTACTGGTTCCTCAACGGGTTCCTCAACGGGTTCCTCTAATGGCATGGGCTCCTCTAGCACCTCTGGTTCTGGTTCTGGTGTTGGATTAGCAGGGCTTCCCTCTGCTGGTTCAACTGTGGTATCCA